AAGGATTTGTGGTCTTCAATGTAGACAGCAGCAGGAGTTTGACCATTCATCCGCATTTGGATTAGGGGTAGATGGCCTTTCATCGCATTGCAATCCGTTTGAGTCGTTCTGCTTGCTCTTCAGGGGTAAGCATCCGGTAGTCTGCTGGTCTGCCAAGGGCTGAGTTGGTTGCTCGTTCTGCATGTGAGACAGGCTTTTCAAAAGATTTTTTGGCATTCCTGACCCAATTACGCCATGTTGCAAGCCAGTTTGTTTTGCAAGCACCAGCATCACCACGAGCAATCCAGTAGTCAACAAAAGAGTCAGCAACCACCTGAATCTGCAAATCTGGCCTGTTGGCTTTTGCCCACAACTTCCATTCATCAGGGACAACAAAGTCATCTGGCAATCTTGTTGCCTTCTTCTTTGTTTCTATTCTTGTTTCTTCTTTATGTTTCTGTAGCTCAATCTGAGCTAAGGGTTGGCTCAAGTCTGACGGGGGGTTGGTGCAATTTGAGCTAAGGTGTAAAACATACTGGCAAGAAACATATCCACCATTTTTGTAGTTGTTGATAACAGATAGAAATCCTGCCTTCTCAAGAGATTCAATATGTCTTTTTACAGACGCAAGACTCATGCAGCATTTTTCTGCCAAACGCTTTTGCGAAGGATTGCATTGACCTGTATCTGGATTGGTGTAGTTGGCAAGCATCAGTAGAACGAGTTTTTGCCCAGAATTTGCGGTTTCTTGCTTGACTGCCCAAGTTAGTGCTTCAAAGCTCATTGTCTTCTCCCAATGCAGCTTTAACAATCATTTTTTGACGATTAAAAATCTCCATGAACTGATGAACAGTTAGTTCAACCGTAGAACGAACACCATGTTCATTAGACTGTTCAATCCAAATACGACCTTGTTCTGCCGTTATTTTGGTTTCGATTTCAAAAGGAAATACAAGCATTTCAAGCTCCAAATAAAAAAGGGGCTACACCTGCTGTCTCACCCTTGCGGATGTTGGCGGACTGGCTCAGTACCAGCAGACAGCATGTGTAACCCCACTGAGAAACGCCGCCAAGCGTTATTTATGTGGATTATGAGTGATCCCATGTGTGATTGCAAGCATCACACTTTTTATGGGATTGCCACTTGTCATAGTCCTGGAAATGCTTTTCAGAACACTTGTCTGAGCCACATTTAGGGCAGATTTTCTTGCCAAAGATGCTGTCAAAGTTCTTGGCAAAGGTTTGGTGATCGACCTCAAAAGGACGGGGTGAAGAACCTTTGCTCATAAGTCCCTCGCTTTCAGCATGGTGTCTGCCATTCGATAAGCCGAAAGAGCAAGCGCAGCCTCTGTGGCGTTGTGTTCCATTGCGTCAGGCAAATACGCTTGCATTGCCTTGGCTGCAAAATAATCACGCAGGGTCATGCCTTTTTCACGAATGTCTGAATAGTTTTCTGCGATGACGGGAAACGCTGGCCCGCCTGTATTTTTGCTCATTTGAAATCATCCTTGTCATCATATGGGTCAAAGCTCATGGGCTTGTCCATGTCTTCCATCATGTCTCGATGCTGGTAAAAGGCTTGCAATCGACCAGCTTCTGATGGACCAACCTTGAATTCACCGTTTTCATTTGGCGTCAAGCCAGCACGAAGGAAATTACTTAAGAGGTTTGTTAAAAACATTGGGGATTGCTTTCTGATAAAAGGACAAACTTTTATGGCCCGTATCATGGGTGATAGCAAGCTGCTTCATGGATGCTTTTTCTTGTTTGGTGAACAGCGTAGAAGGCTGTGCTTTCCAGTCAAATGGACTTGTAGATTTCATGGATTTCCTTTAGTGGACGTTGAGAGGCAATCTCTAGCGCAGTTGCCAAAGCGGCAATTATCGCTGGTTCAAGGTCATCTTGATGCACTGTAGGCTCAAGACGATCAGTAGCCTGGACGATCAGTTCGTAGGCTAATTCAAATTCAAGGTGTTGATGGCTCATGTGGTGAGCCTAACAAACAAAAAAGACGATTGTTAGTAGGGAAAACCCCTATGTTTGATGTCAGGATTGTTTGATACAGTCCATTCCCTTGATCTAAGAAAGGAACTAAATGATTGAGATCAACACAGGTGAAATCTTCTTATTTTGTTGGGCAATCTTGGCAACAGGATTTGCACTCAAAAAAGCAGATGAAGCCAAAACCGCCAAAAGATTTGTTTCGTTGCTTGTTGAGCATCCAGAAATTATTGAACAAATCAAAGAAGCAGAAAAGCAATTTAATGAGGGCAAATCATGAACACACGAGCATTGAAAACTGTACGCAGACTGTTTTGCGTTGATGGTGTACCAACACACGTTCAGCGTCACAACTGCAAGCAATGGGTCAAATCAATTCGGCATTTGGGAAGCAACTGGCTTCTCGCACAACAAGTGGAGCGCAAAGCATGAGCATGGTCATTCAAACAAAATTCGCGGGTAAAAACCCCTTCAAAAAGATTCCTGACCTAGTTGATCTGTCAACAGTCCGTGTGACCAATGACAAGCCCAAACGCAAAGTGCAATCTGGCAAATACGATGAACTTTTTGGAACATTGCAACTAGGGAAAACACTATCTTGCAAATCAGAAGATACCGATAGACTTGCACAAGCACTTCGCAACTACGTCAAGAAATTTGATCTTCCTTGGCGCGTCAAGAGTGCTACTTACTACACCAAAACCACAGGACGAGTTTTCGTCTTACCAAAGGACCCCAAATGAAATCGTGGCTGCAAGAATTTATCGAAGAACAAGCTCATGTCGAGTACTGCCCGTACTGCATGGAAGAGCGCAACAACAAACGCTCGTGCTGTGAAGAAGTTCACTTCATTGAGTTCCGTGACTTTGACGAAGAAACGCAACGTCAAATTGCTGCTGACGAATGGGAAGCACAACACTCAGGAGAAAGCAAATGAACGTCTATCAAAAACTCAATGCTGTTCGTGAAGAGTTCCATCGTGCCAAACTCAACAAGTCAGGCTTGAACAAGTTTGCTGGATACAAGTACTTTGAACTTGGTGACTTCATCATTCCTGCTTTGGACATCTTCAAATATCACGGCCTGACAAGCATCATCACCTTTGGCAAAGAAGAAGCCAATATGACCATTGTTGACAATGACAAACCAGAAGATCGGATTGTCATCACCAGTCCCATGTCTACGGCTGCTTTAAAGGGCTGTCATGAGGTCCAAAACCTTGGGGCGGTACAAACATACCTTCGCAGGTATTTGTGGGTTGCTGCGCTTGAAATTGTTGAGCATGACGCATTGGATGCAACAACAGGAGTTAAAGGTACAGCACCAGTCATCTCCCCTCGTGGTGGTATCGGTGATGACCTGCCATCAGAAATTAAGGAGTTCCTGCGTGATCTTGCAGCCTCCGTATCCGGGTTGGTCGAGGTTGGTCAGGCAGTAGATGCTTTGGCTATGATTGACGAACAACAGTTGGAAGCAGATCAGAAGGTCTATCTGTCAAGCCAACTGTCATCAACTGTGCGAAGTGCTTTGAAAAAGGCAAAGGCGTAATATAATGAATGCGTGGATAGGGTCTGCAGCCCGAAAAGCAACTCATCATTGCCTTCCACATCATTCAGATGACACTTTGATGGAGTGCAGCATGCTTACGCAAGAACTTGTTCAATCAATTTTTGATTATCAAGACGGAAATTTGATCCGCAAAATTGGTCGAGAAATTGACCTTGGGGTTGCTGGGTTCAAAACACCCAAAGGATACATAAAAGTAAAAATTGGAAAAAAAGCGCATGCTGCACATCGAATAATTTTTCTTTGGCATCATGGATTTTTGCCAGATGTTATTGACCATATTGATGGCAATAAATCAAACAACAAAATTGAAAATTTAAGATCGGCAACAAAAGCTGAAAACTCTGCAAATCAAAAAATCAGGACTACAAATACGTCTGGAATGAAAGGGGTCTCATGGCAAACAGCAAATAAAAAATGGAGAGTTGCAATTTGCAAAAACTACAAGCCAATTTATCTTGGTTTGTACGATGACTATGATCTTGCATGTTTAGTTGCTGCTGAAGCAACAGACTTGTATCACGGAAATTTTTCAGCATTCAAAGGAACACAAAATGGAATATGACAACACTAACCGGGGCCAACTTTTCAACAACGAAAAGAAAACCGAAGAGAAACACCCAGACCTGTCTGGTTCAATCAACATTGAAGGTGTTGAATACTGGCTGAGTGGCTGGAAGAAAAAAAGCAAAGCAGGAACAGGCTTTCTGAGCCTTTCTGTCCGACCAAAGCAAGAGCAAACTCGTCAGAGCAGTCAGCCTACCAACAAGGCTAAACCTCAAGACTTTGACGATTTGGATTTTTAAGGAGAAATCATGGAAAACACAGAACTGACATTTGGCAGCAAAGCTTGCGGCGTTTCTTTTAATCCTGGAGGTCATGCCCTTGTCAACAAGATCAAAGCTGACTTTGCAAACATTGTTGATCAACTTCATGGTTTGCGTGAAGGAACTCAAAATGCAGAAATGAAGCGCATGTACAGCATTGCAATCACAGAAGCGCAAACAGCGCAAATGTGGGCAGTTAAAGCAGTCACATGGTCTTTTGATTGATTAACGGGGCTGAAAGCGGATGCTGCGTAGTGCCGTCACGGACTCCGGAGCGCAGTGCAGCGAGTAGGCCCCACCTACAAGGAAATGAAATGAGTTACGAAGCCGTAGAGATTGAAATTGTCCGATGGGCAGAAGCCCGAAAAATCATCCCAAACAGCAATCCTCAGACTCAACTGATGAAAACTGTTTCCGAACTTGGAGAACTTGCAGATGCGACTATCAAGAATGACCGAGAAGGCATTGTGGACGGGGTGGGTGACGTTCTTGTCACTCTTGTTATCTATTGCGCTTTACAAGACATTAATCTGGTGGATTGCATGAAGGTGGCATATTCACAAATTCAACATCGCAAAGGAACACTCCTGGCTAACGGTGTGTTTGTCAAAGAATGAATGCCCTTGACACTCAAATTGGCGGTAGTCATTACATGGACAAAGAAATCCAGCCTGTGGTGTACATCCATGTCAATGGCTTGGGCTTTTGCGAGGGCAACGTCATCAAATACGTCACCCGATACAAGGAAAAGAACGGTATTGCCGACCTAGAAAAAGCTCGGCATTACCTGGACATCCTTATCCAACTAGAACAGCGTAAGCCTGTTTAATGTGGGCAATTCGGTCTTCTAGGCCGATTGTCCCGCCGTTGATCCGCTTGGTCATTGCTGTGTAGTCCATAGCCTCTGCCAAGGCATTCAAACCATGTGTTGACCAGAAATAGCCAGCAGTCAGTGCGGCATACTTGGGAGTTGATACAAGGTCAGGATTGGCCCAGAAATCCACACCCAATGCTTTTCCTGCATGGAAGTAGTTGGAAGAGCCTGTGGTTTGAATGCACCCCCTCCCCCTAAAACGATAGCCATCCCCTGAAGCTTCGTCACGATTCCCCATACGGTCAGCATAAACTTTGTTGGCAATCAGTTTGGGTTGCTTTGCATATTGCTGTGCAATGCCAAGACTAGGAAACCGCTTAGGCCACAACTTCATCAATGTCTCAGCCTTGTAGTTCAAATTCTCTTCAAGCAATTTGAAGTTGCCACACTCATGTGAGCATTGACCAATAAAACAGGCTTGCTGACGAGGTGTAGTAATGCCAAACCGATCAAAGGTTTCGTTCAAAGCATCGACCCACTGTGGACCGATCTTGAGTTTGGCAAGTTGTTCAGCGGTTACCATTGATTTGTTCCCTTACTTGGTTGTAGGAGTCGATACAGGCGTTGAGGCTGTTGATGGCTTTGTCTCCGTCTGCTGCGATTTGAGCAATAAGGAGGAGAGTCTGTTGGTCAGATTCGCTTCCTGTTTCTGGATTTGTGGGGGCAGAGGCGGTACTTGCGGGGGCTTGTACGCAACTTGAGGTGGGGAACCGCACCCTGCCAGCACGAATAGCACGGTCAAGAGCAGACTGTTTTTCATCAATTGCATTGTTGGCCTCTTCAAGTTTGGTTGCAGTGTTGTTGATCTTAGAAGTCATCACTCGTTCTATTTCACGAGCTTCTTCATTTTTGATGGCAATTTGAGCTTGCATCTCAGCATCACGCTCACTCCACCCTTTATGGAATCCCCAACGGTAGATTCCAAAGATAGCCAAGATGATGGCAATGGCAATGTAGGCAGAACGGGGAATCATGCTTCAGCCTTTGCAGCAGCACGTTCTTCTGCAATCTCAGAAGCTTCTGGCGGCATGTAGTCAGCAGGAGTTGTTGGTGGTGGTCCTGGTGTCCAAGATTCATCCAAAGCAGCGTTTTGAAAGCCCATCCAATTGAAGTTTGGCATGGATGAAGCTTGTGGCACGATGGTGTAAGACGCATTTGATGGTGCAGGAGGGACTGGAGCAGGGCTAGAAGGCGTTGAAACTGCATCAGCTAAGGCAGCTACACCCTTGCGACTCATAACGCCTCCAATGCCTCCAACGACCAACAACACAATGTCATTGAGCATCTTGGTGTAGGCTTGGTCAATAGGAGCCATTGACTTGATGGGCTGAGTCACAAATGTGACTGAATACAGCAAGGCAACAACAATGAAGGCCAGGATCAGGGTAACGACGATAACGACAAAACCCCAAACATAGACTTCAATTTGTTCAACGGTTAGCGGAAGCTTCTGAGGCTGCTGGTTGTGCAATTTGCTTCTCCAAAATGGGGGCTACAAGATATTCTGGGCACATTTGAGTGAACAGACATTTGGGTTTCTGACATTCTTTTGCATAGAAGTTGTCAGGATTTTGGCAGGGGTATCTGTAATGGTCAGAACATCCAATCAAAAAGACAGCCAGCAAAAGCAAATATTTCATATCCCAAGCTTTCTCATAACGGCTTCAAATATCCTGTCCACAATATGAACGGGAAGATATTTCAGCATGTCAATGAACACCCAAACCAAGGCCAGATAACAAGTTATCTTGAACCATTCATCTAAGCCCTTCTTCCAATCATTCACTTCATGCACCGACCATGTGCTTGGCAGTAATTGATGAACTCCATCAATCCCCACAAAGCAAATATAACCATCACGACAATGATGGCAATACCAAGGAACAACTCATTGAGTTCAGCCTGACGTTTTTTTTGGTTCTTTACTCGAACTCGTTCACGTTCAGCTTCATCCTTGTCTTCCTTGTTCATCTCGGCAACACGAACCATGATGCTGTTCCAAACATCCATGTTGTTGGATGCAAAAAACAAGCCTTTCAACTGTTCCTCAAAATCACGCTGAGACTTTAAAGCCAACTCAAGTTCAATGGCTTTACCCATGTTTGAGCCACCAGCCTTCTTGGCTTCACGAGCAACCTTTGTTGCCGTATGTTTGGCATCAAAGTATTTGCCGATCAAAGGTCCAAGAGAGGAAACGTCATCAACTGTTTTTGATGCCTTCTTAATCATGTTGACAGCGGCTGATACCGCTGCCATTGCACTGATAGGGTCCATTTAGATCACCTGTAAAACAACTTTTAGGGTCCACAATGCAATACCTATCAATGAAGCTGCTGCTATCCAAGCAACAGCCCAATCTTTCATTTTGGGGTTTTGAAGCTATCCCACAGCAGACTAACCGCCGTGATACAGCCACCAATAAACAAAATTGGTTTAGCAAGTTTGCCAAGCCAATCAAGAACAACAAAGGCTCCAGAAGCAGCCTCAAACGCTTTGACAACACCTTGGGTGTTATGGTCAATGCGATCAACCTTTTGCTCAACAGTAAGCAGTCGAGCGTAGATTTCTGCGTGTGATACTTCCTGCATGATCAACGAATCCTTGGGCTGTTGTAGTTAAGACCGCCTTGAGAGTAAGCAGATGGAGGAGCAATGCCTCGGCCACCACCAATTTGTTGGGCATATTTTTGCAATTCATGCAATTTACGCAAGTCCGCTTCGCTTTCTCCAGCAGCACCAATGTGAGCCAAAGGAGGCAACAAACCAAGCATGGCTTCAGTTTCAGCTTGTCTACGTTGTTGTGGAGTTTCGGCTTTTGCAATGTCTGTCAATGCCATTACAGCACCAATAGCGCCCAAAGATTTAAGGCCAGTTTTCATTGAAATGCCTTTTGTGTTTTCAGGCATAGGAATATCTAATTTTTTGCGAACATCTCTTGGCAAATCTGGTCCAAAAATGCTTTCAGTAAACTCTTTAAGACGTTGACGCGAAGCAGTATCTTCACCCCAAGGAATTCCTTGTGTACGAGCAAGATGTTGAGCGCCTTGTTCGCTAATCATGTTTCGGGCAGTATTCAAACCTGGGCCAAAACCTGGAACAAATGCCAAATCAGACGGGAGCTTAGACAAATCAAGATTGCCACCTTTTGGCGCTCTCCAGTTTTTAATGTCTCCAACAGGGGGAGCCATGCCTTGTTGAGCAGGAAATCCAGAGCCTGTCTTCAAACCAAAAGTTTCGTCTGTAAGCTTTGCCACATCTTGCTGAACAGCTTTGGTGACATTGCCACCAGTAGCAACAGCAGTTTCTACGTTGGGAATAACTGGAGTTGCAGCAACTTTTTGAGCTTGCACAGCAGCGCGAATATCATTTGCACGTTGCTCAAGATTTTGAAGTGGGGTCAATGTTGGCTCAGGTTTTTGAGCCAAAACTTCAGCTTGACGCATTTCGTGGTCAGTGGCAAATGTAGGCTCAATTCTGACTGCTTCAATCCCTTGACCAGGATTGCGTTCTTTGAATCGTTTGGAAATTGCATCAACACCTTTAGATGCCAATGACGGTGCTTTTGTCAAAGCAACAGTTGCAGCAGTAGTCAAAGCAATTGGCTTCCAATTGTTAATGACTTGATCAACTAAGCCATTAATAGCACTTGGAGCTTCTGGTGCTGGCGTTTTTTCTTTCAGTTTTTTGTTGGCTTTAGCAACTGTTTCAACCAATTCAGTTGGATCAGGAACGCCAACAGATGCTTTGCCTTTTGATGGCATTGCAAGTTTTGGAGGAGCAACAGGTGCAGCAATAGATTGTTGAGCAACAGGAGCTTGCTGAACAGGGGCCATCAATGGTTGAGATGGGGTTCCATGATAAATAAGGCCAGAAGCCTCATCTTTGGAAAATTCTTTGATTTCATCTGACATCATTATTCCCCTGGAGAACGACCAATTTCATTCCGATTGTTGACCATCAATGTGCCTTTTGGAGGCATAACATGACGGCCTTCAAGATTGGATTGAAGTTTGTATTTGTATGTATTGTTGATGGCTTCAAAAATCTGAGACTTTTGAAAATCTTCAGCAATTTTATCAATATCAACTGCTTTGCCAGTATTTGCAACATTTCGTTGAGCTTTAAAAAGCTCCTTAGACCATGCAGCCATTAAAGCATTGTTGCGTTGTTGATCAACACGATTGGCAATCATTGCCTCAGCACCGCCAGCATAAGGATCAGTTGTTGCAACATCTTTCCATGTTGGAGGTTTTACATGAGCGGGAATGTTTTTGTAGGCATCTTCGTTGGCAGCATTAAGGGCTTGCAAACGCATGAAACCACTGAATTGTTCAGGCTTAATAACACCTTGCAATTCTTGCATGATTGCCGATTGCAAGTTCTGTTGCTCTTGCAACATGGAGTTTGCAGATGAAGTTTGCGTATTGCCCAAACCACCAGAAACACCTTGTTGATTAGTTGCAGAACCACTTGCACCAATAGCGCCACCAATTTTTCCGCTAGTAGGAGGAACGCCTTCACCACCAGCAGCGCCACCAACACTCAATCCCGCTGTATTGCCAGCAGTTTGTGAATCACCAGCATTGACGTTAACTCGACCTTCAGCAGATGTGCCAGAAGAATTGGCAATTTGATTCAGTCGGCTAATGTATCCATACAACTTTTGACGACGATCTGCTGGCAATGTGCTGATGTGATTCAGCACACCTTTCATGTTGCCAGCAAGTTTCAGTTGTTCGTCAATGTTTTGGTTAGCACCGCCAGCAGTACGAGCAGCGTTGTAAGCATCATTGGTTGCTAATTGCGGCAATGCAATCAAACCTTTATTTGCCAATTCGGCATTATATTTACCATTAACCCAAGGAAGAGTTTTCAGCATTTTTTCGTCTGTGGCTGTATAAATACCTCCACGCTGCTCAAGCTCCTTCATTTCCTTGGAGGTCAATTCTTTGCCAGAAGCATTTAAAATTTTGCCAGTAAAACCGCGTTCGTTTTCTTGTTTGTAATACAAGTTACCATTCATGTCACGGGCATCAACGTCTTTAACGCCACCACCGTTGTACCATTTCAATGCTTCGTTGTAATTGCGACTCAGCAAATTAACAAGCACTTTGCCCCATTGAGGCTGTTGATTCATGCCCAAATCACGAGATTCAATGTCATGTGAGGCGACATCATCAGCAAGTTGAATTCTGGCTTTTGGGTCTTGAGCAGCAAGCGAAACATTCTGAGCAATTCGATTGAATCGTTCAGGATATTCAAGGCTTACATTTGCAACAGGATAGGCAGTATCTTGAGTTGAAGGCGTAACTGTCTCTACCATTCCAGGAGGAGGCACAGAATCGTTTGCTTGACTTGGAACAATGGCGGTAGGCATGGATACCTCTTATTGGTCAAGGCCATGAGTGTAGTCATACTGCATTGGAGCAGTTGTTACACTTGGCTGTTGAATTGATGGAATTTGTGGCGCAGCAGGGCTACGAATCATGCCAGCAGCTTTGGAAAAATTACCTTGACTGGCTTGTTGCATGGCAGGAGCAATTGCAGAAATTTTGTTTTGCGCTGGATCAAGACGCTGCTTCATGTAGTCTTGAAAATTTTCTGGAGGAGCAATACCTGATGGCGGTTGCATTCCACCAATTTCACCTGTATTGCGATCAAAGCCAGCATAAGTTGCCCAATCTCCATAAGTGCCTGGAGATGAAAATTGAAAAGCACTATTACCAGCCATGATTTTTCCTTAAATTTTAATACCAGCACCTTTGCCCGAGGTATTAGAACCTTGAGTGCCAGCAAAGTTTGGAGTGGTAGAGCCTTGTGGTGTTCCGTAAATAACAGAAGCATACTTAGACAAAACATCTTGAGGTGTTTGAGCATAAGCAACACGACTTGCTGCTGCTTGATTTGCTCCTGCAAGTGATGATTGACCAAGAGTAGCCAATTGATTTGCAGCAGCAGCTTTGTTTGCTTGCACTTGAGCTTGAGCGCCAGCAGCAGCAGTAGCTTGACGCTGTGCGTTCAAGGATTGCATATTGCTATCAGCTAAAGCTTGACGAGCAGAACCTAAACCGCCAGCAGCGCCATACATAGCATTCTGGCCCATCTGCGATTCACGAGCAGATTCACGACCAGATTGCAAAGCTGCATTGATTTGATTTTGCTCATACTGAGGATCAAACAAAGAAGCTAAACCTGACATTCCAGTTGCCAAACCACCCATGCCAGCAGCTTGTTGAAGTGCGCCAGTTTGAGAGGCGACATTTGAAGCTTGATTTGCCGCATCAGTGGCAGCAGGAGCTGTTTTTGAATATACGTCTTCTGCCTTGCCAATAGTTCCTTGATAAGCAGGAAGAAACGTATTTTTAAGAGCCGAAGTTTGCGTTGCAAGAAGGTCTTTTTGCTCAGGAGTTAATGTGGCTTGTTGAGAGCCACTGCTTTTACCAAATCCCATGATTAAGCTCCTTTACCTTTGCCGCCTTGGCCTTGCATAGCCATAGGAGACATTTGATTTGTTTGCGGACCAATAGTGTTTGAATAGTTATTGGGCTGACCCATTTGAGGCTGACCACCTTGACCTGGATAAGTTACATTACCACCCAAATTTGCGGCAGTTTCTACTTGAGGCGCACCACTCAAATTAGAAGCCGTTTGAACAGGCACATTTTGATTGGTTTGCTGATTGGGATTCAATTGCTGAAGCAAACTAGCAGAACCAGTAAGCCCTTGATTTTGACTTTGACCTTTGCCACTTGGAGTAGCTTGGGCAGGATTTTGCAAAATAG